CGTGTCTAAGAATTGGACTATGCCCTTTAATTGATATGTCAGCCATTAGTTATAACTATACCCCGTGTTTCCTGATTCAAGTTTTTCAAATAGTTTTTTATGTTGGTCCATGATCTCTTCATCAGAGTCCATCATCTTATCCATTTTATCTTCTAGTTTTATAACTTGTCTTTCAAGTTTCTGTACTTTATCCTCATGTACTGCCTGAATAGTTGACAGTTCAAATGTTCTAGATAGACTCCAGCCAGCTAACGCTAACAAGATTCCTACCAACATTGTCATTAATTTTTCAATCATTTTTTACTTCGTTTTCAAAAGACATGTCTGTTGCATGTTCTTTTTGATATTTGTAAGTTCTTTTTCCACATTTACAATTATCACAAGTGCATACACCATAATCATCTGCATGGAGGTCTCCACTACAATGGCAATCACAGTGACAGTTTTTACATTTACTCATTTTTTTTGCCAACTAAAAAGCCAACTTACAAATTTATTCCATAACTTTTTAATCATCTTTTTTCTCCACGTCATAAAAAAACTTATCAGAGTCTTCTGTTTTCCATTTCATATCATCCTCAACATTCCATTCACTCGTTTGTACCTTCCAATCAAATGGGATTTCATCCTTAACTGTAAAAGATGGAATGCTCCATATAAGTCTATTGTTTGGCTGAGCCGCATAATTGCCGTTTTCTAACGCAAGTATGTGAGCGCACTTATGTTCGTGCGGAATTTCAGAATGATCTGTATCTACTATATTACTCTCTGGGTGCGCCCAGTCAACAGTAAATAAATAAGCACCTTTGTGCCATTTTTTATCTTTACCTAAAAATTTTCCTGATTGTCCGTCTAAAAAATCAAAACTAGTAATAGCAGGATAATAACTAAAACAATTCCAGAGTTCCAATTCATCAAGTCTTTGAGGTGGAACAGTTTCCGGTTGAAAGCCACGTTGAATAAAGGCCGAAATAGGCAATCTATAGAAGACAGCACCATTTTCCATAATACAATGAAAGAGGATAGGACGTCCTGTAATAGACGCCACCCCGAAAATAATACAATCTTCAACCTCTCCATGATGTCCGGTAAGGTCATAAAGATATTCTCTCCTGATCTGTGCATACATTACAGGTATGTTTGCGTTTAGATAGGCCATACATAATTAAAATATGATTGCGCCTAATACAAAACCAACAACACCACCTATAATATATTCTCTGTGCATCAGCCAAGAGTGTTCAATATAATCTTTAGCTTTTTCTATTTGTTTGTTCATAGTTTCCTCCTATTTTATATTACCCCAATTGGGTCCCGATTCATAGTCTACTTTATTAGGAACTTCAAGTGAAACTGCATGTTCCATTATTTCTTTTATCCTATCTGCATTGTCACTGACAGATATGTCAAGTTCATCATGCACCTGGATGTGTGGAGTAATTCCTTCTTTATATAATTCAATCATTGCTTTCTTTGTCATGTCAGCAGCTGATCCTTGTATCAATCTATTTAAAGCTTTGTATGTGTAAGCACGTTTAATCCCTGGTCCGTGTTCCAAGAGCGCTGCATCATGAGGTAATGCTTTATGAATCCCAAATTGATTTGGTTCCCATAAATGAAACCTACACAATCTTCCAAGTAAAGTTCTAATTTGTCCTCTCTCTTGTCCTCTTTTCATCACAGCATCCATGAGTTGTTTTACAAATGGAACTTTGTGATGGTATTGTTTAAATAAATCATCTGACTTTTCTTTAGACACACCTAATTCTGCTTGTAATTTATTTTTACCCATCCCGTAGAACAGTCCAAGATTTATAGTCTTAGCCTGTTCACGAGGGATCTCAGCCATGTCTGCCACGATAGTATGGAAATCGGCATCGCCTACTTTGTAGGCTTCCAATACTTCGTCCACGCCATAGAGATTCTGTAAAGCTGCATAATGCACTACCAACCTAGGCTCTTGCTGAGAATAGTCAAATACACCCCATGTATGGCCTTCCTCGGGTATAAATAAGGACCTAATCCGTGGTCCAAGTTCCTTGTTCCTAGCTGGTATTTGCTGTAAATTGGGGTTCGAGTAACTAAATCTTCCGGTTACTGTTCCTCCATTATCTGATCTAAGTTGATTAATTTCTGCATGGATTCTTCCATTGTGATTATGTTTTAATATGGTATCTATGAATGTGGTATGCGCCTTGTTTATTTCTCGAGCGCGGGCTATTCGTTTCACCAGTGGGTGGGGGTGATTCTGTAAAAAGTTTTTTGTAAATGATGGAGAATTTGTTTTTTCAGTTGTCTCATAAGGTAGGCCAAGTTTTTCAAAAACTTGCGCAATGGATCGAGCTGCCCATATTTGCGTATCTACTCCAGTTTCTTTTTTTACTAAGTGTAGGAGTTCTTTTTCTTCTTTATGTAATTCTTCTTTTAATTTTTGCGCTGATTGAATATCTACACGGACTCCTAAAAAACGCATATCAACAAGGCAAGGAAAGAGTTCAGTCTCTAGTTCAAAAATAGATTGTATATCTTGGTGTAAAATTTCTTTCTTTAGTTCTTGCCAAAGTTCTAATGTAAGTTCCGCATCTTTTTCTGCATATGCGCCAACATAAATGGCAGGTAGTTTATACATTTCTGCCTTGGGGTCAACCCCCCAACTCTTCGCTGCTTCATATAAAGATGTTTCATTCTTTGTCTTTCCAGTGTATCTTTTACTACAGTTGTTTAAGTCATAACGCATTTGATTCTCATCAACTAAAGCCGATGCAATCATCGTGTCTACTATTTTACCGTTAATACTTAAACCTAATGTTCTGATCCAACACACGTCGTACATGGCGTTATGAAATATTTTTATAGCGTCTGTATTAAGGACTCCTTGAAACCATTTTAAAACTTTTTGACGATCCATATTACCACCACCTTCGTGAGCGATTGGATAATAACCAGACCAGCCATGTACAGCTACAGCTATTCCAGTAACATCTCCCCTTCCTGTAACATTACCTGATCCCATTTTAATTAAATCTGGATCTTTAGTTTCTAAGTCAATTGCAATCTCATCATATTTAGATAAATCTGGAAAAGAATCTGGTGGTAACCATTCTGTTTGCGGTGCAAATAAAGGTTTCTGTATCATTTAGTTATCCCCCATGAGTTAGGTTTCTTTTTTATTTCTTCTTTCACTGGCTCAGGATAGTCTCTATCAATGGCCATGTCAATGTAATGTTTAGCTTTTAATAAATCTTCTTTTTGATTTTTCTGTTTGTGCCTACATAAATATTTAATTGCATTGCCCTCTGCAAACGGAATATTATTTCTGTTAATAAATTCTGATGGTTGAATGACCATAGATTTATAGTGGTCCCCGCCTACCTGTTTTTTATATATTTTATCTGTCATATGTCCCCCATTGGAAATGATTTGTTCTCGTCTTTTGGTCTTACAATATGTAAATGTTCCTTGGTCCGTGTTGCACCAACATAGAACAATCTATTCTCATCATCTTTATTACGTTCATAAGAGAGCTGTGTACTATGTGTAAGGTCTGGAAGAATAACAACGTTATCTTCTTCTCCACCTTTAACACTATGTATCGTAGATAATTTTATTCTAGCTCCTTTTTTTAATGATTCACCATTAGCTCTCATCTTTCTAATATAAGTAATTCTTTTTGATCCTGCGTTATCAAAACATTCATACCATGTTTTTTTAGTATTTAATCCGTATCCTTTAGTTAATGCATCAATGCCATAGAATGAATCTTTAACTAAAGCTTTAAGTTTTTTCTTATCCCAGTTAGTATCGCTCATATAGAGTGCAATTTTTTGTATATCTTTCCCATGCATTACTTGTCCTTGTCTTAGATGTTCCCAGTTAGATGCGGCTTCTTGAATTTGTTTTTCAAAAGATTTGCCAAATCTATTTTCAAAATATAATCCTTTTTCTTTTAGAATATCTTCTAAAGGTTTAAGTTGGTATCTAGTTCTAGATAATACTAACCAATTACCACTACTCATATTAATATCTTCAAAATTCCAGTGTTTAGTAATTGATCCTTCATGTGCTTTTGGCTGCCAGTTCTTAGGTAATCTATGTGAAACTCTTTCAATAATTTTCATAGCATACTCATGAATTTTTTTAGGAATCCTGACTGATTGAGTCAGGTTTAATATTTTTCCTGTTTGAGTAATAAAAGAATCTACATCAGCACCAGCCCATCTAAAGATAGCCTGATCATCATCACCTGCAATAAATGAATCAGTGGTATTAAAACTGTCCACCATATCCCATTGCATACGAGATAAGTCTTGTGCTTCGTCTATAAATACTACATCAAACTTGGGAGACTTATCAGATTTTACAAAGTCTAATATCATATCGTTATAGTCTATGAGTCCATATTCTTTTTTGTATCTTTCTAATTCATTCCCTATAATTTTAAGTTTTGTGTATTCTAATTTTTGGTTGTGTTCTTTAAGATTAAATTGTTGATCAAGAGTTATGTTTCTAAGTTTAGCTAAATGTATTATACGCAAGTAGTCACTTTTAGTTGTAAAGAGTCCAGTCTCTTCTTCATCCCAATCATTATAATCTATTTGTATATTTATTTTTTTACCTAAATCTTCATAGTGTCTGCGTTGCATTACATTATCTTTATTAATACCCAGTCTTCTAAAAGCTAATGAGTGTAAAGTTCTAAAGTATGGAAGGTCATCTTCGGTAAAATTAAATTTATCAATTGCTCTTTCTTTTGCTTCGTTAGCTGCTTTCTTGGTAAATGCAAAGTAACCCACTTTATCTGGATCAGTTTCTTTTAAATAATCATCTACTTTATTTAAAAGAGTATGAGTCTTACCAGTTCCTGGAGGTCCTAATACAATAGTTTTCAAAACACATCCTTTGGTTTAAGTTGTTTTGGTTTATAAACATTTTCTGGTTTATCAAATTCATCTACTATCATAACACTTGGTCTTTTCTTACCAATATAAATTCTATCGTCCTTACAATCGCAATGTTGTATTAATAGGTCCTGTGTAGTTTGATGTTTCTCCGGCCATTTTCTTCTTTGTAAATAACCATAATAAAATTTATTAAATATAAAGTGATGTTTGTTCTCTGATGTCCACACGTTTCCTAAAAATATTTCTTCTTTATTTGTTGTAGCTGCAGAATCGTTAGTACAATACTCTTCTAAATGAGATTTTAATTGTTCTATTAAAGATGAACCTGCAGGTGCTGGTATTAGTTCTACGTTTGTCAATAACATATCTGTATACTTTTCAAATTCTTTTACTGTAACTCTTGGAGGCTTTCTATTAATTTGTTCTGTTACTGTCTTTCTAAATAATCTTTGCTCCATTAAATAATCTATATTATCTAATCTAACTCTCATACCATCGACGTTAACCCAATAATATGGTTGATCTAATTCTACTTTTTGTAAGTCTGTTAATGCAGGAAATACTGATTCTCCACTAATCCCAAACTTTCTAGTTTTACATAGCGCTTTGTCACAATGATTACACATTGGTTCTTCATTACATTTAAAACCTAAATCTTTTTTGCTGTGAAATTTTATTTTATCTTGAATAACTTTGTCTTCTAATGGTGTGCTAAAGTAGGAGTAATTAAATTGATTTATTTTTTTAGCCCAATCTTCTGGCCACTTTCTTTTGGCGTATTGTATAAATTGATAGATAACTCTATCTCTTCCATCTGTTAGCTTGGCTTGTGTTAAGGATTCTAAACAGGGAGGCCCGTCAGAAAATTCTGACTGAGGCCTCTCTACCTTTATGGAATCAACATCTAGTTGTTTTACATTATTATAGATCCCATAAAATTCTTCTAAACTTGCTGCGGTACCATCTTCTTTAAAAGCGTACCTTGTTGTGTCATTACCATTAAAATATGGTAGATTTAAAAAGTTTCCGGTATCTTCTTCAGATTTTAATTCTATTTGTTTTGGAAAAACTTCCGCTCCTCCATAACCTAATACAGCACTAATAGATAAAAGTTTGTCTCTTACTATCTTTGCTTCTACAGGAACTTTGGTAAATAAAAATACGTGTGCACCACCTGACTTTGATCTAAATACTACTAAAGGTAGTTTTAAACTTTTTATTTTATTAATTAATTTTTTATGATCAAAACCTGCATAGGAATCTATATCTATGCAACCCCATCTACATTTGTTTTCATCATTAATGGGAATAATACCAAGACTAGGTTCAATTCCTTCTATATGTTTAGACCAAAGATCTTCTGTAACTCTTTCTCTTAAAATAAAAGACTTACCCTTTATCTTCTCTCCATCCGCGCCCTTTTTGTCCACATATGTGACACCTCGTGCACGTTCTAATCCTTGGAATATATTTTTAAAACTTTCTACCGACATAAAATTTAAAAGTGGGCGTATCCACTCTCGCTTAGACGCCCACTACCTAGGATTCGTTAGTATGGAGTACTAGAAGTTTCTTCTGATCCATGTTTAGCTTGAACTTCACCTTTGCCTACTCGCTCAGCAAAATTTTTAGCTATGTCATAGATAGATTTATCAGTAACAGGACCAATTTTTGACACATCCCATCCAAACCATGTTCCTTTGTCATTAGACATCTGAACAGGTTTTAGATTATAAATGTGGCTGTAAGTTGGCGGTGTAAATAAACCATTTTTACCCTGTAATTTAATTCCCATCATCATTGAATTCCATTTTCTACTCACTTTTAATTGAGTAGCTTTCATTGAAATTAAAGCTGTGGTTGGACTGTCACCCATTAATATAACAAAATGACTAGCAGTATTTTCTAAATAGTTACCATTAGGTAATCTATCCTTATAAGATTTATCACGAGTAGTTGTACTCACAATATCACTATCTGCTTCGTGAATTGCAACAGGTGCTCCTGTGCTTGTTCCACGATCTTGCCACTCTATATATTGTCTTTTATAAAAGACCGGTATAACATTTATATTGCTATACAGTTCGTTAGTAACAGTGTTGATTATCTTGCCAGGCTCTGCGCCTTCGACATATTTTCCATGAGTCTTATTGACTTCTGGAGATAATTGTCCCAAAACTTTTAAGAAAGGTAACGCAAGATCTTCTTGCGATATGTTTTGAGCTCCGTGATTTGCATCAGCTTCAAATATATTAGTTGCTAATGCTCCTTCTTTTTTAGTTGCTACATTGTTCATGTTTATTGTTTCCTTTTTATTGTAGTTTTATTTCCAACAAAGATGTTGAAAATTTCCGTTGGCATTTCTTTACCTGCCTCTATACGCTCACGGACTAACGCTTTGAGAGTCATGGGCTCAACCTTCAACTTTTGTGTCGGTTGATACCCACGCTCTGTTGCAAGAGCAGCATAATCAGCTGCCTTGTTATCTTCGTTGCGACCAAAAGACACGAGTATCTCGTTTTTGATTATATCTCCTAGTCCATTGTTACGAAGCCAGTTAAAAGCCGCTTCTTTATTAGCAACACTAATATTAGCGCTGTAATGCGGCTTAACATCTACTGAAGATCCATCCATAAGTTTAAGATGAGATAAACCCATTTCAGCCATCATAGTTGGAATAACCTCTCCAGATAAATGTTCTAATTCTTTTTTAGTATTTTTCATATTCTCTTCTTGTAGTTCAAGTCTACCTTGTAATGATTCTAATCTTTCAACTTGATCAGCTAAAGAACGTATGTTGTCAGTTTTTTTAATGACCTCCTGTTGGTCTTTTTCAAAATCAATCATCTATCTTTCCTCTTTCATATAAGTTAATTTCAATAGGATAATATTTTCTTTCTTGTTTATCCCATTTTAAAAGTTTAAAATTACCACCAGTAATATCAGAAACAAGAGAACACGCTACTCCTATTATTGCAGGATCACCTGTTAATAATAAGTGATCTTCTTTTTTAAAATTTTTTAAACCTTGTCTTAATTTAAAAATTAAAGGACCTGGAGAAAAAATTATTTGCGAAAGTTCTGGCAATAAAAATTTAAATGTACCAAATTCAGTTGCACCCATAATATTTATTTTAGGCTTACCATCTTTGGTTCCTGGTATCTCTTGAATAACATACACTACTGGTAAATTATTTTCTTTCATGCTTGACAATATAGGTGTTTAACATTATATTGTCAACTAGAAAGTAAAAATGAATTATAAATTTAAAACAAAGCCATATGCGCATCAATTAACTGCGTTAGAAAAATCTTGGAATAGGGAAAATTACGC